ATTCCATATAAATATGCTTTGTGTACGATATCATTCAAGCGGGCATAACATTTATTTTTATCTAATAACAATCCTAATTGGGTGGGTTTAATAGAAATGTCTAATGGATAATTAACCAATTCATAATATTCAATTATGTCAACATATTGCTTTAAAGCCTTATCACAATCTTCTTCAGTCTTGCTGATCTCACCAAGATAGTCAATCGTTATATCATAACCATCAGTAATAAGCTGACTGATTACAGGTATAGCAGAATCAAAATCCACACCAGCAATAAACCTTTTTGCAAATGGATAAATCAATTTTTCAATATTCATTACATAAATTTCTCCACACCTTTTAATTTATTTTTTTTCTTTTGTGTTTTATACGGAGATTCAGCGTACTTCTCATGTGTGTGTAGATATTCAATATATGTTGTTACTTGTTTCTGCTGATCTTCACCAGCTGCACTTACTTGTTGTAAAATACCAGATCGTTCCACATACAAATACTTCAAATGCATCTGCTTCTTTTCTTTCTGTATCCTACGAACAAATGCATGATGAATGATTTGTGTAAAATAAGAAAATGGATTGTGTGATTTCTCTGGATTAAAATTATGTGCATAGAGTAAACAGTTCTCTATACCATCACTCACTAGGTCATCACGAAAAGTATAGTTAATAAAGTTTGGTTTCCATGCCAAGTTCTCTGATATCTTGAGAAAACACTCTGCCATGTATTCTGTACTGGGTGGATCAGGATCTTCTACTTCTCTTGCATCCAGAACCCATTGTTTCCATTTCTTCATTTCTTTAAAAAACTTTTCATTATCGACATAATGTTTTGGATTAGCCATTATTTCACTCCAGTTGAACCAAGGCCTCCACCTCGATTTTTTAATTCAATTTCAGCCGCATGAGTACCTTTATCAATATCAATTAACTGTACTTGCTCTATTGGTTTAACAACCAACTGTGCAATTCGATCACCTTTCTTTACTTCATAACTATTATGATTATGATTAATCAGAATCACTTTCAATTCATCTCGATAACCAGAATCAATAGTGCCGGGTGTATTCAATACTTGCAATCCACACTTTGCAGCTAATCCAGAACGTGAACGAACTTGTCCCTCATACCCGTATGGTATAATAATATAAAGACCCGTACTAATAGTTACCCAATTAAAAGCACGAATCCTAATATCTTCATTAGAACGAATATCCATCCCAGCATCACCATCATTTTTAAACTCTGGTAATGGATTATCTGTTTCTCTATAAACTTTAACTTGTAATCTACCAAATTTATCCATTGTTAGGCCAGTCCTTCTCATTTATTCCTATTGGAGTTGATTCTGTACTATGTACAGAATATTCGGTTTCTATTACTGCCGGCCTATTTATCTTGTAAGTTTGTATCTTTTTACATTGTTCACATTCATAATATCTATACCATTGATGATTACTAATACCTTCAGCTATCTGCTTGCAAGTATTCATCTGACAATTCGGACATTTTCTTTTCATCTTCATAATCGTGTACCACCTCTTTTAATGCGTTTCTGATTTGAAACTTTTTCCAAATTCTTTTCTTACGCTTCTTGGATTTATCTGTCGGCGCTTTCCTGTATGTCTTGCCCAATTCTCTATCTCCTATTTATATGGTTACTTGTTTAAAGTTATAGTCAAACTTTTCATCAGTATAGATTTTTACTCTTTCTTTCCAATGCTTCAATCCATAATTATCTCGTTTCTTCCAATGCAAATCATCAACTATATCATATAGAACTGCTTGGTTATTCTTATCATCCAATCTCAAAACTCTGCCAATAGATTGCAAATTTCTAATCTTGGCCTTGTACGGGTGTGCAAATATTAATGATTGTAGATTCTTTATATTTACACCAGTAGATAACACACCAGATGATGCTATGATAATGGCATCTTCTTCACCTTCTGTTGCTTGTCTAATTTCTTCTCTTTGTTCAACTTCAGTTTCACCAGCTATAAAATATATTCGTCTAGCAGATACTTTATTTAATAACATATTGAATAAAACCTTACCATGCTTCTCTACATAATTAAACAGTATGAGTGTATTGCCTTTTTGGTCTAATGCAAGATTACAAATAAATTTATTTCGTTTTGTATGTGATACAAGAAAATCTATTTCTTCTCTGTATGTTGCTTTCTTTAATGGTTCTCTGTCAGCTTCTGGATACTGCATCAATAAACATTGTATCTTTAAATCAGATATATGTTTATCTTTCATCAACTGTTTAGATGTTACAGCCTTATAAACTTGTCCAAACAATCCTTCCAGTACAAACTGATGTGTCTTTGATTCAGTCAATGTTCCAGTAGTTCCAAATCTATATCGACAACTCACCATCTTTTCAAGTATACCTTTCAATGATGTTGCACTACACAAGTGAGCCTCATCACCAACTACCATACCAAACTGTTTAAAGAATGGAACACCAAGTCTAAACAACGATTGCCATGTAGAGATTACAATCTGTTTATCTGTTTTCTTATCTCTACCAGAATAAATCATGTGACATTGTTGTTCAACATCCCACTTATCATGTGATGAATAATCTTTAAAATCATTATACATCTGTGTCACCAGATTAGTTGTTGGCACAAGTATCAACATCTTATCATGTTTCTCACCCTGTCCCTCATCCAAGAAATGTTGATGCCATCTTATTAAAGAATATATCACCAGACTCTTTCCAGAAGATGTTGGTGAAAGTAAAAGAGCTCTCTCTTTCTTTACACAATGAGTAAAGGACTTTACTTGGTAATCTCTTGGTATGATTGGTTTGTTCTTACAATGAAGATTGAGTGACTTAAAAAAATCATTAATATTTTCTTCAGATAAACCAGAGGTAGGTGTGATACTAAGTAAATCACTTTTAACAGTATAATGACGTTGCATGGCGAACTTCATAAGATGATCGTATAGACCAGTATAAAGCTGTTGTGTTTTGATATTGAATAAACGAATCTTGCCATCCCATATCTTGTTTCGATATTGTGGCATAAATTGAAAGCCTGGGACTTGAAATGAGAAGAACTCATTCAGCTCTTGTGCGATATGTCTTTCACAGGAAATCATTAAAAATGTTTCATTCTGTTTTCCAACAGTTATCATAATTAAAAAGCACCACCCATAAACTTTTGGTGTTCAAGTGCGTTCTTTATATTAAAAGATTTATTCTGCATTATCTTTCCAGCTTCTACTACTAATTTAAGTTTCTCTGTTTGTGCTATGATTCTATCTTGTATTTCATTTAATATCAAATCTGAATCCAAGAAAACACTAAGATCAGATTTTAAAACTTTGTGGTCAAATGGTTCTTTATCATATACATCAGGATCTGCTTTTCCCATGTAGTACATCCATCTATTATATTTTGCAACATTATATTCTTTCTCAAGAAATCTCAAACGTAAAGCTTCGTCATGTGAAAGTTGTTGATACTTTACAGCCAATTCTGGTATCTTCAACGACTCAGAATCAAGCCGAGTATAGTCAACAGATTTATCTTGTTCAATCATTCTTTTTATATCTTCAATTTTCATGTAACTATAATAACATATCAGGAATGGAAATACAAGGAAGAAGTTTGCTTATGTAATTTTAACAATATTAAACATTCCTTTGAAGTTAAAAGTCGCGTCAACTACGATTGGTTCAAGGGATGAGGCTGTTGTATCAAACTGAACAGCACTAATAGATGTTGGAAAAACATCATTGAAAGTCACTTTATAATTTGGATTAGCTTTATTTGTATTTAATATAATATCCATATCTGAAAATTTAGAGGAATATTCAGAAGCCGTACCAGCATCTTGAAGTGTTTGGAACTGTCCATACTCTCTTGGAAAACCAAGAGCCGTTAACCAATTATACATCTCTATATAATTTTGCATATCTTCATCAAGAATAAAACTCATATTGACAGATTCAAAAACAAGGGTATCACCTTCTACTGGTGTATTCAGAAATGGTGTAGGTTGGAAAGTATCACCAAGTATTACAGCCGGCATATTAATTCTTTGACAAAAATATTCAACAGTTGGAAGTCGAGAAAAATTTACTTCAAAATTGACAATATTAAGCTGATTAATATTACCAGGTTGAGTTTGTGATATAGAAGTCATTATTTATTCTCTGTAAGTATTTCTTTATTTATAGGAACTTCTGTAAGCATTTCAACTTGCTCAATATCTTCTTCTTCTATATCTTCAATCTCAATATCTTCACGCATTGCTAATTTTCTTTTATACCATTTATGTGCTTCTTGAAGTTTCTCAGCTATACTCATTTTTTTTCTCCATATAATTAATGTATAAGTATTTATAATACTTTTTCAATCAACTACTATATGAAAATTAACAAAAAAGTAATAGGATTCTTTATTTTTCTGCATCTTGGTGCATTACTGGCTCTATTTCCATCTACATTCTGTTGGAGTGCTGTTGCATTAATGTTGGTGATGTATTGGCTAACAGCATCTCTTGGTATATGTTTTGGTTTCCATAGATACTTAACTCATAGAGGAATGATACTACCAATATGGCTAGATTATATTCTTGTGTTTTTAGGTACTCTCGCATGCCAAAACGGCCCTATCAAATGGGTAGGTCATCATAGACAACACCATCAATTTTCAGATACCGATAATGATCCACATGATGCTAACCGTGGATTTTGGTGGTCACATATAGGATGGATGTTATATACACAAGATAGTGATGAAGCTAAAACCATAGAACAATATACAAAGGACATTAATCAAGATAAGTTCTATCAATTCTTAGACAATCACTTTATTATAATACAAATAGCTCTTGGTATTTTATTCTATTTACTAGGTGGTATCTCTTGGGTTGTTTGGGGAATCTTTGTAAGATTAGTTCTTGTGTATCATGTGACATGGTTCGTCAATAGTGCGTGTCATATATGGGGATATAAAAACTATAATATTAAAAATGATTTATCCACAAATTGTTGGTGGAGTGCATTATTAAGCTTTGGGGAAGGTTGGCATAACAATCATCATGCATATCCTAAAAAAGCTAAGCATGGATTAAGAAAACATGAACTTGATTTTACTTGGATGTTTATATGGTTTCTTTATAAACTAGGATTAATAAGTAACTTGAAAACTTAAACCAAATCGACATACATACTATAACATACAGAAAAGCTCAATACAAGGAAAAAGTTAAGAATATTTGATACCTTTTCTTTTTAAATTCATTCGATTAACTTGATGCTCTAATTGTAGTTCCTCTTTTGATCTTCCATCATACTCAACAGCCATATATTCTTCAATCATTAGCTTATTAACATTCACACCATCAACGATAATCTCTCCGAGTATTCTGCCAAACTTTCCCTTCATATCCAAGTGGGTTCTTAAAGTAATACATGAACTTTTCTTGCATTGATCTTTCAGAAATTGGGCAGCCAATTTGCCGTAAAATTTTTCTTCTTTATCTCTAGTACGGGATTCAGGAGTGTCGATACCATATAATCGTATTCGTTGTTTCACTAATACAATACCAAACCCTAAATCAATATCAACATCTACAGTATCACCATCTACAAATCTTTTTATCTTAGCTTTGTATTCATGCATATCAGTTCATCGAGCAAGGCATCCAAACTTTCTCATGTTTGTGGTAATGAATGTTTCCATTACAACCAAACCATATTGAAGCCTTTAATGCTTCATCTGCTGTTTTATAAGTATGTGCAAAAATATCTCTTGAGTTAATAACTCCTTCAGGTGGTACTCTAGCATCACCAAACTCATTCATTGGACCGTGACTTCCTTCTGGTTTCTTAATAGTAATCTTTTCATTTTCTTGTACGAACACACCAATGGATTCATAAAATTTTTCTTTCCCACCATAACCAACAAGTCTAGCAACTTCTTTGTTATCCCATATAACAAATGTTGGTGTATTACGAATTGGTGTTAATCGTCCTTCTTCCATAGCCGTCTGAATCCACTTCGGCATTTCCTCTGTTATGTTAATTACTTTTAATGGAAGATATTTTGCGTATTCTGTGTCATCATATGTTGGTGCTACTTCATTAAGAAATGATTGACAATAACCACAATGAGGATTACTGAACATTAATAATTCAGCAGCTGCAACAGGAAGGGCAATTAACAAAAACAAACAAGTAAGTAATATTTTTTTCATGTTCTCTCCAAACAAAAAAAAGGGGATAGGGAAAAGTCCCCATCCCCCTCTAATTAAGAAACTAACTTAAATTACATCAAGTTAACAACTTTAACTTTACGAAAATAAGCATTTGTATCAGCTGTCAATGCACCTGTACGGAAATCACTAGATGTGTTGTTAGCATATGGATTAGCAACAATACCATACCGAGTTTTAAAAGCAATCTTCGGTTGGAATGAATTTTCACCCATAGCACGAACCATCTGTAGAGGAACGTAAGGACAATAGAACATACCAGCATCATACGGAGAAGATCCTTTGTAACCTACACAAAGCATATGCTCATTTGTATGAGTGTAATATGGATCAACAAAAACTTTCATACCATTAACCGTACCAACCATTGTACTAACATGCGTGTCATTATTAACACTAGCTTCCATTGCTGGAGCATAGTCCATAATGCCAGCCATAGCCATGGCAGATGCGACATCATTAGTCGTTATAACAAAGTTTCCTTTACCGCGTCGTGTATCAATAGAAATACCATTTGCTTCTCGTTCTACTTGATACAACAGACCTTTAAATTTCTCAACCATCCAACGACCATTAGAGTCGGTGTTAAGATCGAAAACATTAGCAGTCGTTGTTTCAGAAGCAGCACCAGGTTTAGCAATAGTATAAATTGTACGAACAACTTCTCGGTTAATTTCTGCAAGAATCTCTGTAGAGAGAATATTCGCAAGTTCTGTTTCAGCATCCAAACCGTGAACGGCTTTTAGATCCTGAGCAAGTTCTGTTGAGTACTCTGCTTTGAGAGCTCGAGTCTTAGCGGAAACTGTTGCTTTGTCGATACCAAATCCCATCTCGTTCATGGTTGTTCCAGCACCCAAATCTTCACCAGCGGCCGTACCAAAACCAGTACCAGTTGTCCATGTACCATCAAACGGGTTATTAGTAGCATCAGTTGCAACATGCGTACCAGTACCACCACCGGCATTAGAACCATCAGCAGTATCAGCTTCATTGAACAGAGCTTCATTGCCAACTTGTGCAGCGGCAGAACCTGTACCATAAAATGCTGACAAAGCAAAGACTAATCCCGTAGGACCGGTCATCGGCTGAACACCACATACATCATAAGCAATCATCTGAGGCATAGCTCGGCGAACTAGAGAAATTAGAATTGGATTCCAATTATCAACATCAGCTGTGCTATTACCCGGAACGGCTTCTTGTAATGCTTGTTTCTGCAAGAAGGTTTCCTGATTTTCTAAGAGCTGTCGAGTTACATCTCTACGATAAGGATCTTTAATTTCTGGAAGATCCTCATGGTTTATAACTGGAGCCCATTTTTCTTTTATTTGTTCTGACATATACATTTGTATATCTCTCCTTTATAAATTTAAAATTTTAATTAACAAACTTCATTTCACTTTATCCATGTATTTAAAATAAGATTACTTACCTTGTCTTTTACTCAAGTTAGTAATTGCGGACATAACACTATCCATTTGACTATCACCTGATCCATCGGTTATCTTTTTATTTGTCCCCGCAGTTTTCTTATTGTCATCCAGTTTCTTGTCTGATTTAAAGTAACTGTTTTTAATGATATTCAACTTCTCTTTGTACTGTTCATCTGATTCGTAATCAACATCTTCTGTTAACTCTTTCATTTTTTCAATGTCTGTGTCAACCATGCCTTCTACGATATCACGGAATGCGTCTTTAGCCTTATAAGTATTTAAATCTTTCACCGTATCCATATGCTTCTGAGTTTGCTCGTCAAGTTTCGTTTCCAATTCGGCAACTTCTTGTACAAGACTCTCAAAGACATCTTCCTTTTCTGCTGGAACATCAATATAATGTTCCTCAAACAACTTCTTCAAACCAGAAATAAAGCTCTCTGTAACTTCGTTGCGAACACCTTGTTCAACAGCGAGTTTATTTTCTTCCATCCATTCTTTAACAACATAATTCATATACTCATCC